CTCGTGGAATGAGTGGTTGTACTTTCAAGCAAGTTGCATACTTGCCAGCAGGTAACTCTTCAACAATCACCGGATTTGTAATTTCTTCAGGCAGCGTAATCGGATATTAATGAGAATGGGCATTGGATTGGGCATTGGAATCAATCGTTCCAACTATGCTCAAGGAATTTTTAACGCTTACCAAAGCCGAGTTACTGCCGATGGTGGTATCACTGAAGCTGGTAACTGCGTAAATGCGGTTAGTTCGTTATTGCAGTCAGCATCTTTACTCATCATTCCAAGCGGATACAAAGGTGGCAAAGCATATGCCGAAATCCCCACAAACGGCAACGGGGATTTAACTTGGACAAGGGCGAGTACGGCACTACGGACAAATAGTTCGGGCTTGTTGGAATCAATGGGTTCGGGTGTTCCCCGTCTTAGTTATATGTACGGCAGTTGTCCTGCGTTGTTGTTAGAACCGCAGAGGACGAATTTATGTTTACAAAGCAATGACATAGGTGTAACGAATTGGGTAAAAAGTCAAGTCACCGCAACATCCAATCAAACAACATCACCCGATGGGACTACAAATGCGGGTCTTTTATCTGTTGGAGTGGACGCATCCGCAGTTAGACATCGATTGTACGGCAACCCATCCCCATCATATACATCAGGAACCACATACACATGGTCAATTTATGCGAAGAAAAATGCCCACGATTGGATGCAGATGTTGTTTCAAACAACAGCATTTGATGCTGGAGCTTGGGCAAATTTTGATTTAAACAATGGTGTGGTTGGTAACACTGGCGGTTCAGTTGTGACCGCACGAATACAACCAGTTGGCAATGGTTGGTATAGATGTTCGATTACATCAACTGCAATAACTACGGCAACAGCACCAACAGAAGTTTTAGTGATTAACAATATTAATAGTGGTCGTTACCCATCGTACCAATCACTATCTGCACAAGATGTTTATTATTTATGGGGTGCACAAGTCGAAGTTGGTGCATATCCAACCACATTGATTGTTACAACAACTGCAACGGAAACACGCCTTGCAGATACATTTACACGAAACAACATCTATACAAATGGGTTAATTAGTGCAAGTGGGGGTACTTGGTTTGTGGAGTTGAGGGGGAATTTGAGTTTGGTCAGAGATGCAGGAGTGAATTTTGGTTTGGGCATTGGAGATAGTGCGAGTACAAATGCTATTAATATTTGGAATGTTGCAGTAGCCCCAACTGCCACACGATTACAAATAAGAAAAAACATTGCAAGTGGAGGCAGTGCGACTATTTATACAACTACCGCAGACACCGTAAAACTTGCAATCAAATGGAATGGAACTTCTATTGATGTTTTTGAAAATGGAACAAAGGTTGTTTCTGCATCTGCATTCACTATAACAAATATGGATTTTTTGAGATGCAGTTCCGAGGATAGACCTCGTTTCATCCAAGCAATGGCACTCTACCCCACACCGCTATCGGATACCGATTGCACAACCCTTACCACCTTATGACCTTTTCAAAATACTCTTTCCAATCCCAAGCCGAATGGCTAACATACCAAGCCCAAATCTCCACAACGGTTGAGGGTAGCGTAACCTACCAAAATTGTGCAGTACACGAAATAGGGCAAATCTGTTTAGCAACAGACAACGAAGGCAACTGCACCGACCTATCCCCACTCTATGCCGTTGACATCCTTTGGAATGGCGAGCCGTTGGAATCATTTGCAACAAAAGAGGTGTTCCCAAATCCGATTGGCGTTCATACTTTTAGTGGGTGTGAAGATTTATACATTAAACGCTATTGTGAATTCAACCCAAATTCCGTATATTGTAATATAACTGAATGATGGCTTACTTATACCGACATATTAGAATAGATAAAAATTTACCATTTTATGTTGGTATTGGAAGCGATGATAAATTTGCGAGAGCACACGACAAGCATCGCAGAAATAAAAAATGGTTTAACATTGTGGCTAAAACTGACTACAAAGTTCAAATTGTTTTAATGGATATTTCATTGGATGAAGCAAAAGAAAAAGAAATTGAATTCATTAAATTATACGGCAGAAGCGATAAGGGTGAGGGGACATTGTGCAATTTAACTGATGGTGGTGAAGGAAATCCAGGTCGCATAGTGACGGATGAATGGAGAAAGAATAAAAGTATTGAACAAAAAGGAAGATTGAAATCCGAAGAATTCAAACAAAAAAGGCGGGAATATATGACGGGCAAACAGATGCCTTTGGAAACCATTGAAAAAATTCGGCAATGGTTAATTGTAAACCATCCAATGCGTGGTAAAAAAATGACAGAGGAAGCCCGTAAAAATATATCAATAGGTCACAAAGGAATCGCAAGTGGTGAAAAAAATCCTAATTGGGGGAAATATGGAAGCGATAGCCATAGAGCAAAACAAGTTATGTGTACCGAAACAAATAAAATTTGGGGCTCTGCAAAAGAAGCATCAAAAGAATTGGGAATCCCGTACACCACGCTAATTAATCGCTTAAATGGTCAAAAGAAAAACAATACTACTTTAATTTATACATTAAATGAATGCCAATAAAAAATTATCCGCTTCTCCCTTGCCCATCGGGTTTGACCAATTTCGTAAAAACCCAGTTGCTGCCGTGGCTTTTTGTATGTTGCTGGCTGTGTCTTATTTGTATATGGACTTGCGGGCGAACAATCAAACGCAGATTGATGAATGCCGTAAAGAGATGGCAGTCCTACGAGCAGAGCAAAAGCAAGCGTACAGAGCATTAAAGACGGCAGATTCTGCATTGTCAGCAGCCATAACCGAATTGAGAATCATTAATTCAATGAAGAAGTTATGAGATTGCTTGTGATTTTTGCTTTCGCTTTTGTTGGTGGATACCTGTTTACAGAATCTTGGGCAACCGAGCAACCACCTACGAATGAGATGGAACAACTTCTCAAGAAGATTCAGCAAAATACAAAGGTAGTTGGACAAGCAACTCAAGCAGCTCACGAGGTAAGTGAGAAAATGGTTGAGGAAAAGGTTGAGGAGAAAGCCGAACTTGTTGAGAAAGTGGTTGTCGCTGAAAAGATGGTTGAAAAGATGGAGGAGAAAATTGAAGTGTATGCCGTTAA